CTCGAGGCGCATCGGATACGTGCGCGCAATTCATCATCGACACGATCGGCATGAATCACGTGCTCGATGATACGGGCACTTATACTGACACGCGCGAATATTTCGGGCTTATTCCCGAATGTTTTAATTTCTCGATCGGGTACGATCACGAGCATTCATCGCGTGAAATACTCGACGTCGATTATTTGATGCGATTACGCGATCGCGTCACATCGATCGAATGGGGTGCGCTTGAATTGCCGATCGATCGCGAGCCAAAATATGATTCTTTTGAGGGCTCTTACTATAACGATGATTATTATTCGGGCTCTTATTATTCGATATACGATAACCCCGATCTTGATGAGGTGCTATACATGGATAAGCGCGAGCTCGCTCGATTCATTAAGAAAAGCAAGCCCGAGAAGATCGCCGAAATCATGAGCGATCTTATTAATCACGCGCTCGAGATCGAAGATCATATCGCGCAAGGCAATTCACAATACGCGCTTGATGATTACGCCGATTATTATTCTTTTAATGATTCGCGCATCGATGATCGCGCGTCACTGTTAAAAGCACCAATTCAATCAGAGCTCGAGCTCGATCTTGAAAGCTCTTATTCGGGGTGAATATTTAATTTTTAATTAATCATTCGAGCCCCGATCTATTCGGGGCTTTTTTTTGGGTGTCATTCGAGTGATTAATTAAGTATTAAACAGGTGATCGATTCGATCTAATTGAATCGATTTTAAGGGGCATTTTATAACCATTGAGCAAGGCGATATTTGGCTTAATGATATGACATCAAGTGCCAAAAAATAATCGCTTAAAATGCGATTGTGTGCGTCATATATTAAAAAGGGGCTTTTTAAAGCCATTGACGCACGATCATTTTTTGAAAGGGGGTAAGTATAGGATAGATAAAAAGAATCGCATATAAAGCGATTGTGCGATGAATTGCACACTATTTTAGAGCTCGAGCATTGATTTCATGCGAGATTAAGGGATTTTTTAGAATAACCCCTTTTTGATTATGGTTATTAAATAACCATAATGAGAGTATGGGTATTTATTACCCATAATCTTAACAAGGTTATTTAATTAAAAACCCTCATGTACATAAGCATTCTTTTACTTTGAAATCTGGAAAATCACGATGTACATAAGCATTCTTTCAGAGCAAAATCTGGAAACCACGATGTACATAAGCATTCTTTCGTAGCAAAATCTAAAAACCATAATGTACATAAGCATTCTTTCAGAGCAAAATCTGGAAACCACGGTGTACATAAGCATTCTTAAATTCCAAAATTTACACATCAACTATAATAAAATAATATTTGGGTAAATTTTGCTTGACACCCCCCTGGTAATTTGAGACAATTAGGATGCAATACTTAACCACTAAGGAGAAACAAATGTTAATGTCAATGCAATATAGAACACACAACGATACCAAAAATATCGATGTAACCGGAACCTCATTACGAGGCACGATTGATTGTAGCTTTGATCAATTAGTAAAAGCTTTTGGTATGCCAATGTTTGATACAAGTGGAGATGAAAAAGTCAAAGCTGAATGGCATATTGAATTTGATGATGGCACTATCGCTACCATCTACGATTGGAAATCTCTCATTGATCCAGAAAAGAATACCGACTGGCACATTGGTGGATTTGCAAAAGGTAATCCAAAAGATAATGTATTATCAGTATTAGCTTTAATCGCGTTGGATAATGTACCTATCGATAATGATACTACGTTAAAAGCAGTATTAGAATTTTCACCATTAGCACATTAAGGAGAATAGCATGAGCAAGAAAAGAATCGTAACACATAGGCAGTTAGCCAGACATAATGGTTGGCATAATGAATATAGTGACCCTATCGATCATGACCCAATCGATGCTGCAGCTTGGATTGTGATTGCAATCTGCTTCATTGTATTTATCGTGGCGTTCTAATCATGATTACAATCTCAGTAGAAATCACACGTGACCAATATGACTCAATCATCATTGATGCATTGAGTCATAGTTTCACCACCTTATATAAAGAATATGAAAAGACCAAAGACGAGTCATTGATGGAATACATTACGGCTTATCGTGTAGTCTTAAATGATTATATGAAACCAAGTGAATTTGAATCTTTACTTGACAAAATTAAAAAGACCAAAAAATATGATAGCAAAAGGTTGACTGATGCTAATAATGGTCTATAATAGATCTTGCAACTTTAACCACCAAGGAGAATAAAATGAATGACGATTTAGTTAAAACCATTGACACTTTAGGCATGATCGATAAACAGATCAAAGACCTTGAAGCATCTGCACGTAAATTAAAAGATGCTTTGATTGCCAGAGGTGTGGGTAAGTATGATGGCAACTTATTCCAAGTCAATGTGCAACAGTTTGATCGCGCGGCAATTAGTCCAACGCTTGTGCGTGAATTAGGTGACGATGACTTTGTATCATCTGTGACCGAAGTCAAAACAGTCAATGCCGTTGTCGTTAAACCTTTGGCACTACACGTTTAATGAAACAACCCACGTACGAACTACGAGATGAAACCGGCGAAGCAATTCGTCGGTTTTATTCTATGGAGTTTGCAGAAAAGTTTTTATGTCCCGGATACACCATCACAAAATTAAATCTTCCTAAACCACCACATCCATTTCAGCAATTACTTTCACTCAACTTAGGAGATCCCCCATTTTGACAGAAGATTATCAACCCAATGATATACTCACCGACTACTTACAATCGCTCTATGGGGTAGACATCTTACCTACGGAAGAAGAGCACCGCCTTGCTTATCGTATTGCAGAGGGTGACCAAAAAGCCCTGGACAAATTGATTAAGCACAATTTGAGATTTGTCGTTTACATCGTACGCAAAATGACAGCGTGGAAATATAGTCGCATGCCACTTGAAGATCTACTTGCCATGGGTAATGAACAACTCACTATTGCAGCACGTCGGTGGACACCTACAAACAACGCACGCTTTGCAACCTATGCCAGATCATTTATTGAAAAAGGTGTTCGTCGAGAGCTTGACAATACTGCTAACCTCATACGACTGCCCGTAAATATTATGGAGGCCGTAAAGAAAATGAATTATAATGAACGTGCTTTATCACAAGTTTTAGGCCGCAAACCAAAAATAAGTGAAGTAGCCACAATGATGGGTGTCGATGAGGAAAGAGTAAGACTGCTTCAATCGTACCTCACACGTGAACCCGTATCACTCGAACACTTAAATGAAGAAAGGTTTTTGGAGGAGCAAGATGACTAACATCATAGAATTAAAACGTCGTACTAAAGACATAGAAAAAGAATTGGCATCGGAAAAAGGATTAGCACTGCCTACAGATGTCTTTGACAAAGAGGGTAATTTTAAAAAGATAGACTTTCATAATAGCGCAGGCAATTTTATCTTAGAAGCAGTATGGGACGATCGCGATGCACAAACAGAAGAGAATCGTATTGCTTTTAGAAAATGGGCTTATCATATGATGAAAAATAAGGGGTATACAATTGAACTTTAATAATGAGAAAACATGGTGGCAAGTCGCAAAATGGTATGTTATCATATTATCTGCTTATTTTTTTGGCAGAATTGCCTATGATTACATCATTTGCTATGTGTAAGTCATTGATTATTAACACATTGTCACACTTGTCACACTTGTCACACTTAAAACGCACATTACCCCGCCTCTATATTTTATTTTATTTTATTTTAAAAAAGAATATAAGACAAAGAAGTGTGACAAGTGTGACAACTTGTTTAAAATCAATGGGTTACAGAGGGTCAAAGTGTGACACAAAATTGTTACAAATTGTAACAATCCTTTATAATCAAGCACTTAGCTCAAAAGAAGTGTGACAATGTGTTATAAATCAAGGACTTACAGCATCATTTGACACACAAGAAAAAATATATTTATAATTTTGTATAAAATTTGCATTAGTTAGGACGAATATGGAAAACACCACCAACAATAAACCACAATGCTTGCCCGTTAATATGGCAAACATTCCACTCGAACTCAAAACGATACCGCGTTGGGTATTATGGCGCATGGTTCAGATGGGCGATGAAAATGCACCACGATGGTCAAAGATGCCCGTACAACCAAACGGCCAATCTGCCTCATCAACCAATGTAGAACAATGGACAGACTTCATGACTGTCGAACACGCATACAACTCCAACCCAGGCAAGTTTGATGGCATCGGTTTCGTCTTTTCTAAAGATGACAACCTCGTTGGCATAGACTTAGACGACTGCTTAGATCCAACCACACACGAATTTACCAACCCGGCGTCCGCCCAAATTGCGACGCGACTCAACGGGTATATGGAAGTCTCACCCTCTGGCACCGGTGTCAAGATATTTACACGCGCCACACTTCCATCTGCACACGTTGATCACTCGATCGGATTAGAAGTATATCCGCATTCACGTTACTTTACCGTGACGGGTCATCACATCTCGGGCACCATCCCAACCCAAGAACAAGACGTAACGTCCATAGTGCCGCCAAGGCAACTTACTAAAACAGGCGACGCGTTCGCGGACTATACACCACCGCTCGAAGGCTATGATATTGCCAAAGTAGAATCGGAAATCCTACCGCACTACTCACCCGATACAGGCTATGCAGAGTGGTTAAAGATTGGTGCAATTCTTCATCATCAAGGTCAAGGTGATATTGAATGGTGTGAGTTATGGGATCGTTGGTCATCTCAGTCACATAAGTATCAATCGACAGGACTTAACTCTTGCGAATCCAAATGGAAAACATTTAAAGGCAGCGGTGCCACGTTGCGTTCACTCGTGTTTGAAGTGAATCAGCAATTACTAAAGCAAGCGCTCGCCAACGGGGACACGATTTTAGACAACAACGTGATGGCGCACGCTCGAGTATTCCTCGATAACTTTTACTCATCGGAAGAAGGATATAAGTTAGTACATTATGCCGATGACTTTTATATTTATGTAGGCACACATTACGAGATCATAGAAGAACTAACTGTTCGCGCTGATCTTTATAAGTTTTTAGATAAGTGTAAAAAGCTTGATCGTAAACAAAACATCTTACCATTCAATCCAACACCGGCCAGTGTCTCGGCTGCATTGGACGCGATCAAATCGATTACGCACTTACCCAATCACCCAAATACAAAACCGCCGATATGGTTAATGCAGCATCGTGCCAATAAACCACCGGCATCTAAATTGATTTCATTACACAATGGACTATTCCATTTAGAAGACAATGTATTGATACCACATTCATTAGGATTCTTTACGCAGAACTCATTGAACTTCGGTTACGATGAATCTGCATCATGTCCGACATGGATGAACTTTTTAAACTCAGTATGGGAGGACGACCATGAATCCATCGAAACCTTACAAGAAATGTTCGGCTACATCCTCAGCGGGGACACACGTCAACAAAAGTTTTTTAACATCATTGGCCCTAGAAGATCAGGCAAGGGAACGATCAACAAGGTGCTCGTGTCTCTCCTCGGACAACACAACACCGTGGCTCCCGAGTTGGGTGAACTATGTGATAGCTTTGGTTTACAGCCTTGGCTTGGCAAGCTTCTTGCTAGCTTTACTGATGCCAGGGCACCCGAGAGGAATCGTAATGCTGTTGTGTCTCAACTCCTTCGTATCGTTGGTGGTGATACCATTACTGTTAATAGGAAGAACAAAGAAGCTTGGAATGGTTACTTGCCCACACGAATTGTCATATACTCCAATGAAGTCTTACAGCTCACGGAAAACTCAAACGCGCTCACAGGACGAATGGTGGTATTAAAAATGACTAAATCCTTCTACAATAAAGAGGACACAGAGTTAGCTCACAAATTAGAATCAGAGCTTTCTGGTATCTTTAATTGGGCAATGGAAGGATTACAAAGACGATTAGCACGTGGTGGATATTTTGTACAACCTAAATCGGGCGCATCTTATTTAGATTTGATGACTGAATTAGGTAACCCTATTGGTTTATTTGTAGAAGATGCATTAGTATTTGATCCAATGGCATCGGTATCCAAAGATGATGTGTTTACATGCTACTCACGTTGGGCGATTAAAAAGAAATTGCCACCAGGTACTGAGTTTTCATTCAAGCGTCGATTCTTGGCAGCAACGCAAGAACATCGTATTGAAGTCGGACTACTACGCCAAGATGGAAAACGAGACCATGTTTACATGGGCATTAGACTTAATGACGAGGCACAGAAATATATTAATAGTGTTATTACATTTGAAGAAGGAGCATTTTAATGCTAGATTTTTTAACCGCTTTTTTGCTATATCATTTTGACGCTAACTATAAATGGTGGATTGGTTTTATTGTTGTCGTCCTTATTGAAACAATACAAGATATAAATTATAAATATGGAGATGACAATGGTAACTAAAGAAGAGATGATAAATAATTTGTTAGAAGATATCAAAATGAAACCTTCTACCATTTTAAAACTTAAAATAGAAATTGATGATAGTGGTTATTACTATGAACTTGATCCAGAACGCGATATTACTGCATACGAAACCACACTCATTTTTAAATTGGTCATGGTGGCGCTAAACTCCGCGACCGAGCCGTCTATGTTGTGGCGTTTCATTACGATGAATAATCTGCAGCGTCATTTTAAAAAGACAAATGAGATTGCTGAATTAGACGAAGAGGAAAACGACGAAGAGTTTGATGATTAATTTATTTAGCATATTTTATCCACTGGTCATGTTGATGTTTGCATTTATTGGGTTTGTAGCAGGATGGATTTTACATAAGGAGTTTGGAGATGGCGAGAGTACTGATGAATGCACACAGGAACATTGCGATCGAGATATCGAGGAAAGATAAGTGGACAATCATTGTGACAGGGTGGACACCCACGCACCGTGAAAAAATACTTAATACCGAGATCGATCGCGAATGGGATACTTATAATTACCCATTTCACGCCGCGATACAACGGTTTCTTTCACCCACATTACCATCATCATTTATTGATGAAACAGCACAACGAGATTTAAAGGAGATACTAAAACATGCAGGTTGATCAATTCAGGAAATGGTGGTTTGAAAACAAACGACCCTTTAAGCCACCATTTAAGAACGCGGTGTATTTTACAGATACTACACATTCACTCTGCATATTCAGAGATAAACGCTATCAAGTATTATTGATCACAGTTAAACCAAATATAAACATACCCAAGCACTCGCACCCGAACGTTGAGAGTTGTGCGACGTACCTCACAGGTTATTTGCAGTTAGGTTTGGAGCACGATGATTTTAAGAAGACGGAGTACTGGAACACACTGCAAAAAGAAAATCCAACAACGGGCATGCACGCATTATTCGGCACATCAACATCAGCGGGTTATATGGGAGAGCCCCACAGTCTACAATCCAAAGATGGTGGTGGCGCGTTCTTAGTATTTGAGAAATGGTTGAATGATGTAGAGATGACGACCGCACTCATTGATTGGGTGGGTGAACCCATTGACGAAGGACACAGGAGGTTACTGGATGAAAACAAAAAAGTATAGTTATTACAATGTTGATCTGGGATTTTTTCCTCGTTGCGTAAAGTTATGTTTTAACGACGAACAATTTCAAGAGATACTCATTGATCAAAAGATGACCAACGTAGATATTAAGGCACTTCAGTTAGGTGTAGCCGAGGTTCATTACATTGGCGAAGGTAAAAAAGGTGTCATCATCGCAGTATTTAATTTAGATGATATGAAAGATAGTGTAGAAGAAATGGTGGCAACAATTGCACATGAGACAGTGCACATCATTGAACGTCTTAGTGAGTACATTGAAGAAGAAGAGATACTCACAGAAGAGACTCGAGCGTACCTTACCGAATCAATCGTTCGTCAAATATTTAAAGCTTGCGTTATAGAAAAGGAAAAACATGTTGGAAAAACACTTGGAACAGTACTTGAAAACCTCGGTGGAAAAATCAGGGGGCTTAAGCTTCAAATGGATAAGCACAGTGACCGGCGTGCCAGACAGAATCGTATTCCTAAAGGGGAAAGTATACTTAGTGGAACTAAAAGCAAAGTCCGGCCGACTATCTCCAAGACAATTAGTCGTATTCCGACTACTGGAAAAACAAGGGTTCATCGTAACAGTGATATTTAGTGAGGAAGAGGTCGATGCGTTTATCAGATTTATCACCCAAGCAAAAACAGATTAGACAAAGATTTTATTACAATGCAAAATCACGCGCTCGTAAAAATAATCTTCCGTTTAATTTAACCGTGGAATACTTGGAATCTATTGCAACTAATGAATGTCCAATATTTAAAATTCCATTTGAATGGGGACAATCAGGTTTAGGTAAAGGTAATACGAAAGAAAACGCACCCACACTCGATCGCATACTACCACACAAAGGATACGTTAAAGGTAATGTGGCATTCTTATCATATAGAGCCAATCGTATTAAAGATAATGCATCAATGGAAGAAATGTATAAAATAGCAGATTGGATATGGGAACACTTACATGCTGAACAGAAATAACTTACATCAGTATCAAAAAGATATTGTAGATAAAGCATCATCCATTCCATGTATTGGATTACTATTAAATCCGGGACTTGGTAAAACCGCAACAACGCTCACAATTATTGCAGAGCAATGTAAAGGCCGCACACTCATCATAGCACCTAAAAAAGTTGCTGAATCAGTATGGTCAGAAGAAGTAACAAAATGGGAACATACCAAACACCTCCGCGTTTCAAAAATTCTTGGCAATCCAAAAGAACGTGTTGAGGCAGTACAAAAAGATGCCGATATATACATCATCAATTTAGAAAATGTAGTGTGGTTAACTGAGTTAAAAATACCCATGACAAAGTTTGATAATCTTGTTATCGATGAGTCATCACGCTTTAAAGATTCAAGTACCAAAAGATTCAAAGCGATTAAACCATTTCTCAAAACATTTAAGCGTCGTATCATTCTAACAGGTACACCCACACCACAAGGTTACCAAGACCTATGGAGCCAGGTTGGCATACTTGATCTGGGACAACGACTAGAGACATCACTCACTAAGTTCCGTGACAAGTACATGATGCCGATCGAACGTAACAGGCACACGGGCGTGATCTATAAGTGGGGCATCATACCCAAGGCGGATGAGGTAATTAATGACAAGATCAAAGACATATGCTTCTCACTCAAGGCGGAGGATTATCTTACGCTGCCTGAGGTTACGAAGGTATATCATACGGTCGAGATTGGTCAAGCTACAAGAAGTGCTTATGATCGATTACGTAAAGACATGGTGCTAGAAGTTGAAGCAGAAACCATTACGGCAGTCACCGCCGCGGCTCTAACAAACAAGCTATTACAGTTTACCTCAGGGTCACTTTATAAAGAAGACGGCACATGGCTAAAACAACATGATGCTAAGTTAGATTATTTGGAAGATCTTGTAGATGAAAACATACCTACATTAGTCTTTTACCATTATAAATCATCACTTGCAGGATTACAGGCAAAATTTTCCCATGCAAGATTATTAGATAGCAATCCACAAACGATAGAAGATTGGCGACAAGGCAAGATTAAGATGTTGTTAGCGCATCCACAATCGGGAGGCATTGGTATTAACTTACAATGTAACGTAGCCGATACGGCACAAATGGTTTGGTATGATTTACCATGGTCAAGTGAAAACTATATTCAAGCGAATGCCAGGGTACATCGCCAAGGTCAAACTAAGCCTGTGATTATCCATCATTTAGTCTTAAGTCGCAGTATTGATAACCAAGTGATACAAGTTTTGGACGGTAAAATAAATATCCAAAATGCTGTCTTAAATGCCCTAGATTTTGCATTAGTATAGTACGTATGGAAAATAACAAACTAAAACATAAAGTTAACGCTATGATGCCCAGACTATCCGACGAGGACCCTGATCCCATGGAGCGCGATGACTCTAAGGAAGGTAACTTTTCAGCCACACTCATTGATGGTTGGTTACCCTGGACCGAGGAAGACTTAATAGACATTAGAAAAATCATTGACGCTAAGCTTGACCCAAAACAACAATTTATTTTTGAGGCTTACCTTGATGGTTTAACTTACAATGATATATCCGTGACAGAAAAATACTGGAGATATCATTTTGGTAAGGGATTAGAGATTATTAAAAAGGAGCTAAATTTATAATGGCTATAAGCGAAAAAAATTGGCTTGGAATGGTTGAGGATCAAAATGATCCAGTTAATCATCCAAAGCATTATACGAGTAACCCAGCTAAATGTATTTGTGGTGAAAATATAGAGTGCATTCAAATTACAGAACATATGAACTTCTGTCTTGGGAATGCCGTGAAGTACATCTGGCGTGCAGATTTAAAACACGATGCCATAGAAGACTTAGAAAAGGCGATATGGTACATTCAACGAGAACTAGATAAAAGGAGAAAAGTATGACCGATATTAGCAAAGAAAAAATAACATTAACTTTAACAGTGGATCAAGTGAACGGATTGCTTAATGTATTAGGTAATGCGCCATTTGTGGCTTCTGCAAATTTAATTAATGAGATTCAAACTCAAGGTGGCCCACAAGTAGCTGCATTACAAGCTGCATGTGAACCTGCTGATACACAACCAGCACCTGATGCTACGGCAGACGCATAATGGCATCCGATCTTTTAAATAAGATGATGGATAGGGGCGGATTTTCAAACTCAGATGCTATTGAGAAAAAGCGCCAAGAACTTGCTGCAGCAGTGACCCGAGTCGTTATTAATGAGGCCATGGCTGAGATGAGAGCCCGCAAGGCTGAGATCGAACGCATGTCAGTTAAGACCGATGATGGGGCGAAAAAAGACTAGTTTGTGCATTAGTAGGAATAGGGAAACCTATGCCTACTAATAGCCCTTGCATCGGTGTTTGTCGATTAGACAACGAATATTGTCGTGGATGTAAACGACATGTATCCGAAATAGTAGACTGGTATAACTACACCAATAAACAAAAAGAAGAAGTCATTAGGAGAATACAAGATGGCAGAAAAGTGGATTCAGAAAGCAATTAAAAAACCAGGTGCATTAAAACAATCTCTTGGTGTTAAAAAAGGTGAAAAGATTCCCGCTGGCAAACTTGCAGCTGCAGCAAAGAAACCTGGTGTGACAGGTAAACGCGCAAGACTTGCAGAAACATTAAAAGGTTTAAAGAAATAACATAATGGCACAACCCACAAATAAAAAATTTAAGTTTACTGAAGAGCACGCCAAAATCATACTTGATTTAGGCAAGCAAGGTGCATCCCAAAAAAGTATGTATGCTGCAATTGGTATTAGCAAAACGACTGGACTTAAACTTAAAAAAGAAGATCCAAATTTTGCTGAAGCTATGGATTTAGCTTCTACGTATTCTCAATCATATTGGGAAACTCAGCTACTTGCCAATATAGAAAACAAAGCATTTAATTCTAGAATTGCAGAAGTGGCGTTGCGCGGAATGTTTCCAGAGGACTACCGCGAAGTTCGAGATAATAAAATTGAAGCAAAAGTGGATGTGGTTGTAGATTTTTCAAAAGAG